ACACGCGGCGCTTATATTTACAAAATGGCAGACAACCCAGCGGAATTTGAATTTCTGATAGACAGAGGAACAACATACAAAGTCCTTGATGCGGGGGAAAGAACTGTTAAAAAAAGCATTTTCGACCTAAAATCAAGAGAGTTTGTGGAGAAAGAAGTCCCCGAACGATATATGAAATTGGAGGTTGTTTCGCAATGAAAGAGACGGTGCTTGACTGGCTTCCGATGTTTGCGGAGTTTGTGAAAGACCCAACATCTGATTTTTCTGTTGGGGATTTTGTGGAAATTGAAAAATCGGCTACACCGAATGCAAAAAACGCTTACAGGAAATACATCAAATTCATTTCTCGCGGATTGCAGAACTGGGATGATCTGATTATTGAAAATCGGCGTATTGTTGGTATCGCTAAAACTGCAACGGGGAAATCAAAAGAGCAATGCGAGATAGTTTTGCGGCTCATTGCAGATGGATGGATTGATAATGAACCATTCATTAAGGGGTAACGTATGAGCGTTGAAATCCACGACAGCAGCAAAGCGGAAAGCTGACAAATAGAAGTAAATAGGCTTGAATAAATCAAAAGCACTGTGCAAATTGCATGGTGCTTTTTCTATGCCCAAATCTTCCAACCAGATAAAAAAGAAGCGGGCTGGAATCCCCGCTTGTGGCGGATTATGCGTATGCGCCGCCACGAACCGCACAAGACCGGCTCTGGAAGAAGCAGAAAAGGAGGGGGAAATGAGCATTACATTTGTGGATAACTCTGACGAAATCCTCCGCGCCCTTGGTGAAGCGTGTGAGCGCGGCTTATTTCGGTGTGGCGAAAAAGCTGTAGAATATGCCAAGGATTTATGCCCCGTTGATACTGGGAATTTGCGCAACAGCATTACACATACCGTGGAGGATGGGAAGAAAGCCATTGTTGGAACGCCTACCGAATACGCCATTTGCCAGGAAATGGGAACGGGCAAATACGCCGAGGGAGGCGGAGGCCGTCCTACTCCGTGGAAATACCAGGACGCGCAGGGGATCTGGCATTGGACAGCTGGCAATCGGGCGCACCCGTTTATTAAGCCGTCAATCGCCGATCATCAGGGAACATACAAGAATATTCTGAAAGACGAATTTAGCAAAGGAGATTGACGTAGCGTGGATACCAGAAAAATCAACGTTCTTGGAGCTGAATACACACTTTCCGTCTGCTGCGAAGACGAAGATTCGCGGCTGGCGGGATGCGATGGATTTTGCGACGAAACCAGCAAAGAACTGGTTGTGGATAGCTACAGTAAGCAAGTCGGCGACCCAACCTGTAAGAAAAACTTACAAGTTCAAATCATGAAAAACAAGCGGCATGAGATCATTCACGCATTTCTATTTGAAAGTGGCCTTGCGGAAAACTCCGAATGGGCACAGAACGAGGAAATGGTAGATTTTTTTGCTATCCAGTTTCCCAAACTTATGGAAGTATTCAAAAACGCTGACGCGATTTGAGGGGCAATAAATGAATAATGACGAAATCATAAAGGCCATAGAGGCTATCATAAAGCGTGGGAACGATGTGGAGATACGGCGCAAGGGCGACGGCTACATAGTCCTCGAAGTAAAGAAAACAATCAAATATTCTTCTCCTGCGTAATTGGGCGCAGAAATGGGCAATCGGAGCCGAACAGTACGTAGATTTTGCGTGCTGTTCGGCTCCTTTTTTGTTTATTTCGGTAAAACCCGCGAAGTATAGCGGCTTTTATATCACAGTCGTCCCCGAAGAATAGGGGCGAAGAAAGGAAGACTGAAACAATGGCATTAACTCGCAAACTTTTGAAGGGGATGGGGCTTACCGACGAACAGGTAGACACCATCATTGAAGCACACACCGATACCGTGGACGGCCTGAAAGCCGATATCGGGAAGTACAAAGCCGACGCTGAGAAACTTCCTGGCATTCAGAAGGAATTGGATGATCTGAAAAAGGAAGACGCTGACGGCGGATACAAGGCCAAGTACGAGACGGAAAAGAAAAACTTTCAGGATTTCAAAGACGGAGTTGCCGCAAAGGAGAGCGCCGCCGCCAAGGAAAAGGCTGCACGGGCGTACTTCCAGAGCAAGGGCATTCCCGCCGAGAGCATGGGGCTGGTTATCCGTGGGGCGAAAGCTGAAATTGATGGCCTGAAACTGGACGGCGAAAGTATCAAAGATACCGCCGCACTGGATGGGCTGCTTTCCGGCGATTACAAGGGCTTGATCGGAAAGACTACCACAACCGGCACCCAAACACAGACCCCGCCTAACACCTCTGGTGGCGCAAAAAGCCGCGCTGAAATCTACAAAAAGGACGATAAAGGCCGGTATATTTTGTCCACCGCTGAGAGACAGGCCGCGCTTGCTGAAAGCATGGCAAGCGAAAACAAATAACTTTTTTGAAAGGAGCTGTACAAATGGCAGCAAAAGAAAACGTAACGATTTCCACACAGTTCACCGCGTCCGCGCGAGAGGTGGACTTTGTAACCCGGTTCAACGATAACTGGGACGCACTGCGCACCATTCTGGGCATTATGCGGCCTATCCGCAAGGCGCCTGGAACGAAACTGGTATCCTACAAGGCAGAGGTAGACGGCGCTTTGCAGGGCGGTGCCACCGTAGCGGAAGGCGACGAGATCCCCTTCACTAAGATGAAGGTTTCCCCCGTCACCTATGGCGATATCGAGGTGGCCAAGTATGCAAAGAGCGTTACCATCGAGAGCGTGGCCAAATACGGCGCAGAGGTCGCCGTAGAAAAGACGGACGACGCTTTCCTGGTTGCCCTGCAAAACAAGGTTTTGGGTGACTTCTACACTTTCCTGGCTACCGGCTCTCTGGCGCTGACCCCCAAGACCTGGCAGCTGGCGCTCGCACAGGCCAAGGGCAAGGTGCTTGCGAAGTTCATGGGCATGGACAAGGACGTGACCGAGGTTGTTGGTTTTGCCAACATCATGGATTTCTACGACTACCTGGGCGATAAGGAGATTACCACCCAGACCATGTTTGGCCTTACCTATGTCCAGAACTTCCTGGGCTACAACACCCTTTTCCTCCTGCCTGACAAGTACGTCGCCGCTGGTAAGGTGATTGCAACCCCGGTTGAGAACATCGACCTGTACTACGTTGACCCGAGCGACAGCGACTTTGCCAAGCTGGGGCTGAATTACACCGTGAAGGGCGAAACGAACCTGATCGGCGTACATGTCGAGGGCGACTATTCCCGGGCTACCGGCGATATGTACGCCATCATGGGCATGAAACTGTGGGCGGAGTACCTGGACGGCATCGCCGTTGCCACTGTTACCCCGGCGGGGGGTTAAGGGCGGCTCTGACGGTTGACAAACCCGCACCGGAAACCGTGGACTTTGACGGAATGACGAAAGCGCAGCTTTTGGAGTACGCCAAAGAAAACGGTATTTCCGGGGTCAGCGCCGCAATGAACAAAGCGGACATTCTGGCCGTTGTAAAGAGCCGGTAAAGGAGGGAATCACATGGGGCATGCGGTAAGCCTGTATGAGCTGCTTGTGTACCTGCGTAATTTCTTCCCCGGCTTGCACTGGCAGTTTACCGGGGAGGAAATCACCGGGAACCGGATCGTTATTCCCGGCCTTGAAACAGGCGATTACTACCTGATCGAAGGAAGCCGGAGGAATAACGGGATTCACGTGTACGGTGATGCTGATTTGCGGAACGAAACTTATACCGGAATCGTTACGGAAATCTGCGTACCTCCGGAGGTGCTGGCGATTCTGGAAGAAATCAACACATGGCAGGAGAAGAACGCTGAGGCCGTACAAAGCCCGTATCAAAGCGAATCTTTCGGCGGCTACTCATACACAAAGGCAAGCGGTTCGTCCGGCTCCGGAGAAAGCACGAGCTGGAAAACGGTGTTTGCGCCGCGCTTGCGGATATGGAGGAAGATATGAGCTTGCTTGACTACTACCTGAATAACACGTGCGCACTGATGGAAAAGAAGCGCACCCCGGATGGTGAGGGCGGCTGGGCAACGGAATGGGCACAGGGCGCGGAGTTCGACGCGGCTATTATTCTGGATACCTCCATGCAATCCAGAATCGCGGAGAAGGATGGCGTTACCAGCGTGTACACCATTACCACCCGCCGCGCGAATCCTCTTTCTTTCCATGATGTATTCAAGCGGCTTTCCGATGGTGCAATTTTCCGGGTGACGAGCAACGGGAGCGATAAGGAAGCGCCAACCGTTGGCACTTTGGATATGTGCCAAGTCACCGCCGAGAAATGGGAGCTGACAAAATGACGGCAACAGAAGCGCTCTACAAGTTTTTTTCCGGCTTTAATCTCCCCGCGTATCCGGATACAGCGGTACCGAGCGACACCGTAATGCCCTACCTTACCTATTCCGTCTCCGTCGGCGGGTGGGGCGATATGGCGAACTCGCTGACGGTAAAACTGTGGTATCACACGGAGAAGGAGGCAGAGCCGAACGCCAAGGCAGAGGAAATTTCCCGCACGATAGGGCGTGGAGGCATTCAGCTGCCTTGTGATACCGGCACAGTTTGGCTTATGCGCGGTGAGCCGTGGTGCATCAATTCCACATTTGAATCAGATCAATCCATCAAATTGCGGCAACTGAACGTTGCCGCAATTTTCAATACCATATAGGAGGAAATCAATGAAATTTACACAGATTCCGCAGGATACCTTTAAGGAGCTTGTGCTGAATGCCGGTGTTCTGCTTTCAGCCTTTTCGCCCGATACGGCGGAGTATGACAATGCCGATATCATAGGCGCTACCAGCGGCGGCTTGACCTTCGCGGCAACGCCCAGCTTCTCTGATTTCGGCGAGGATATTGATAACTGTCCGAAGAACACAAAGGAGTTGAAACGGCTGGAAGGCTGGGAGGTGAAGCTTAGCGGCACTTTTGCATCCATGAATGCCACTAACGCAAAAACGATGGTAGCCGCCGCTGATGAAGCCGTCGGGAAAATCACGCCCAGAAACGATATTGCCGCCGAGGATTTCAAGGACATCTGGCTTGTGGCCGACTACTCCGATAAAAACGGCGCGAAAAAGGGCGGCTATCTGGCCATCCATATGCTGAACGGCCTTTCTACTGGCGGTTTCCAGCTGAAAACCGGTGACAAGAGCAAAGGCCAGTTCGCGTTCGAGTTCACCGGCCATTATTCCATCACGGCGCAGGATACGCCGCCTTTTGAGATTTACGTAAAGGCCGGAGAGGCCGAATCCGCTACGATGTAGGAGGCTAAGCATGAGAAAATTATCTCAACTTGGCACGGACGAGTGCCTGGACGTGTTGTGCGAGATCACCCCGCACATTGTGAATCTCGTTTCTGATGAGGAAATCATGAACGCCATCGGCAAGCCGGTGGACAAGAAAAACTCCACAAAAGTCGGCGTTATGCTGATTGGTGCGCAGAGGATTACCACCGTTGTTCCGCTGCTGCTGAAAACGCACCGCGCCGACATTTATGCTATTTTGTCCATCATGGGCGAAAAGAGCATTGAGGAAGTGGCCGCGCAGAGTACCATGGCGACGCTTTGGCAGATTAAGGAGCTTTCCAACGATAAGGAACTGCTGAGTTTTTTCAAATCGTGGGGGCGTGGGGAGCAGAGCGAATAATCAGCGCACTGTGCGCCCTCCCCAGAGTACGGGCGAGGGCGTACCTCTCCATTCTTCCCATGGAGTTGAAAAAGCAATGCGAACGTGAAATCCTTCGGCGCTACATTACCGACGGTATCCAGATGATAACGCAAAACACGGCGGGGCGTGATGAGCGATTGTATCTATCTATCGGATACGAGGATATCATCAGCCCGAAGCCGGTGGAAAACCGGTCTGCGGAGGATATCGTGGCGGATGTGATGAAAAATGCCGGGTTGAAACTGGTGACGAAAGGCGGTGGGCAGGATGGCGGCTAATGTATTTGAGCTGTTTGCGACGATCTCTCTGGATACAGATGAATATGAGCGTAAACTAAAGGATTCTGAAAACAAAACAAGCACATTCGCCGACGTTCTGAAAGCCAACCTTGCCAGTGGCGCGATTATCGCCGGAGTAAAGAAGCTCGCCGGGGTAGTTGCAGACGTTGGCAAAGCGGCCTACACCAGTTATGCGCGGTATGAGCAGTTAGCCGGTGGCGCACAGCTGATGTTCGGCGACGCTTACGATTTCGTGGCGGAGAAAGCGAGAAACGCCTACAAGACCGTGCAAATGAGCCAGAACGACTATTTGCAGCAGGTGAATGGATTTGCTACCGGACTGAAAACCGCCCTCGGCGGCAATGTGCAGGCCGCCGCCGAACTTGCCGACAAAGTTATTACCGCCGAAGCTGACGTTGTGGCGGCGACCGGCAATTCTCAGGAAGCTGTACAAAATGCCTTTAACGGCATTATGAAATCCAACTACACGATGCTGGACAATTTGCAGCTGGGTATTGCCCCCACAAAGGAGGGGTTCCAGCAGCTGATTGACAAGGTAAACGAGTGGAACGCAGAGAACGGCGAGGCTACTTCCTACACCATTGACAATCTAGCTGACTGTCAGGCCGCGCTTGTGGATTATATCGAAATGCAGGGGCTTGCGGGGTATGCGGCAAATGAAGCGGCGGGCACCATCGAGGGTTCCACAGCGTCCATGAAAGCAGCATGGCAAAATCTGGCTACCGGCATGGCTGACAGCAACGCCGACATGGAAGGACTTACCAAGGACTTTGTAGACAGCGTATTTACAGCCGGAAAGAACATTATACCCCGTGTACAGCAAATCGTTACCGGCGTTGGAACTGCTACGGTAGAAGCTATTTCGTACCTTCGGGAAACGAATAGCGCTATTGATCTTCTCGTCACGGCGTTTGAGTTCGCGGCCACAGCGGCAACCGTTGCCGGTACTGCAATCGGGGCGAGTATGGCGGGAAAGGCCATTGCAAATATCGCCACGATATTCACGGCAAATGCGTCGGCGCTTGCATTCTTCACAGCGGAAAGCGGAAAAGCGGCCGTTGCAGAAGCCACACTGAATGGCGTATTTTCCGTCAGTGAAATAGCCGTTGGCGTACTCACCGGCCAGATTTCCCTTGCAACTGCGGCGCAGTATGCATGGAATACGGCTATAAACGCGAACCCCATTGGCTTGATTGCCGCGGCTGTAGCTGCTCTGGCGATTGGCATTGGCAAGGCAACCAAGGCGCACAAGGATTTCGTCAAAGAGTTAGCCGGAGAGCCGCAGACGGTAGAAGAAGCACGCGCAAAGGTAGAAGAGCTTGAGCAGCAGTACGAGGAAGCTTCAAAAGCCAGACTGGAAGCGTTCTCGTCGGATGCTGGTTTCAGCGGTGACACCGTCGAGATGGAGAGATTAGCCGAAGCCATAAAGCAGGCGAAGCAGAATCTTGCCGATTTGGAAGCGCAGGAGCAGGCCGCCGCCGAGGAAGCGGCAAAGCCCGCAAATGTGATAAAGGCTGCTTCTGAGGAATATGCGGCCGCCGCACAGTCCATTTTGGAGGATTACCAGAATACCTATACCACCATCTATAACGGGCTGCATGATGTGGGGTCCGCATTTACTTCCCAAATAGAAGTTGCAAAAATGTCGTGGGATGATTTCATGGGTAATCTTAAAGGAAATACCGAAGTCCTTCAGCAGATCGATGAAGATTTTGCATTTGTTTCCGAAAAAGCAGACCTTGCAGGCATTAGTGTTGACGGACTTTCTCAATATCTCGCGTCCATGAGTACGGGGGAACAGGCCGGATTCCTCGCAGGGCTACGTGATGAACTAGAAGATATGTCCGGCGGCACCGAGGGGCTAAGCAAAAAGCTTGCGGAGCTTATGGACAATGTTTCTGCATATGAGGCCGCAGGAACCGAAACTTCTGATGGATTGGCGTTGGCGGTGGAGAATGTGAACGCTCGTATGCAGGAAGCCGCAGACAGCTACGTGGAAAAGGTGGGCGACCTCGACATGGAGGCGGAAGCTACAGAGGCGGCAACCAACACCATGAGTGGCCTGGTTGCCGGTATCGACAGCAGCACGCCGGGAGTTCTGGACAAGCTGGATTCCCTTGCTTCCCAGATGAAATCACGGCTGACAAATAGCTTTGCCAACTACACGCTCACGATAAAGGCCAATATCAAAGGGAGCAACGTTCCCGGAGCAAAGAGCGGCCTTGATTATGTACCATACGACGATTATCTGGTACGCCTCCATAAGGGGGAAAAAGTTCTCACCGCCGAGGAAGCGCGAGCATATAGGGCTGGAAAATCGGCTGGTGCGTCTGGCGGGGCGGACTACGACGGAGTGGGCTTTGCTGGTGGTGGACGCGGCGTGACAATTATCCAGAATATTAATTCTCCTGTGCAATCCGAAGTGGAGCTAGCAGCAGCCACAGAGGCTTATTTCACACAAGCGAGGTGGACGATTTGAAGAACTTCAACAATTTAAGCAAGTTGTTCCGCTACGTGAACGAAAACGGGGATAGCGTTACCTTTGATTATGCCGGTGGATATCTTATCAACAAGCCCACGGGCATCGATACGGTAACGGTATCCCTGTCTCAGGCGAAAGGCATCAACCAGACGGGGGCGACAATTCAGAGCAAAAACGTTCAGCCCCGGCCTGTGAATATCAACGGGTATTTGGTGGGAGACGGCCAGGCGGCAAATAAAGAAAAGCTGATATCTGTCATCCGCCCCGACCTTGCCGGAAAGCTGTACGCGGATGACTATTATCTGAATGTATGGCCTACGGCAACGCCCAGCATTGAGGCGAAACAATGGGGCGCGCAGTTCCAGTTTTCCCTTTTGGCGGCGTATCCGTATTGGTGCAAGGACGATTCCGCAGCGGTAACGTTGTCCGGCATTCAAAAGCTATTCAAATTCCCATGGAACATTTCAAGGCCGTATCGTTTCGGCCAGCTGTTTGAGGCGAAATTTATCAATGTGGAGAATCGCGGCCAGGTTCCCGTCCCGTTTACTGCTACTCTTTCGGCAAGCGGTGATGTGGAGAACCCCAAAATCACCAACGCCGCGACGGGAAAATTTCTGCTGATAAATAAAACTATTGTCAGCGGGGAGCGGCTGATTGTAGAGATTACGCACGATCGGACAACTGTAACGTCATCCGTTGACGGAGATTGCCGGGGCGCGTTAAGCCTGAAAAGCACTTTGTTTCAGCTGGAAGTTGGGGATAATGTGTTGAAGCCGGAAGCGACAAGCGGGCTTGCGAATTTGCAGGTGGATATTGATTTCGCAACGGAGATCGTGGGGATCGCGCTATGAGCTTTGAAATCTATAAAGAGGACTTTTCCACCCGGTACGAAATCCGGCACGCAATCAGTGTTATCATGAATATTTACTACAACGATATCGGAAAGCTGATACTGGTTGCGCCGGTAAGCGACTACAATATTAACGTGTTGAAAGTCGGCAATCTCCTGTATGATACGAGCAGAAACGTAACATTTGTGATAGAAAACACAAAGATTGACACGACCACGAACCGCATAACTGCGAATGGATACACCGCAAACTGGCTTTTGAATAAGCGCATTATTGCATCAGAGTACCACATGGAGAATATCGAAACCGGCGTGTATAAGCTGGTAAGTGATAATCTCCGGGGGCTTACAAGGATTCAGGTCGCGGAAGCATCCGGGATGGAGGACGCCACGGACAATATCTTCAAGGGCGGGAATTTGCTGGATGAAATCATCCCGTTTCTTGAAGAAAAGGGCATAGGCCACACAATGGATTGGAATCCCGACGACATGACACACACTTTCCGCCTTTACAAAGGGCGTGACCTGACGGCCGGCATTCACGCTATTGTATTTTCGGAGGAACAGGGAAGTGCGAAAGACCTTGTAATCAACGACGACGATTCCACACTTTGCAATGTGGCCTATGTGCAAGGAAGCCTTAGCGGCACAGACAACACTTTTGTTGAGATTGTTGGTGACGTCACCGGGGACAATCGCCGGGAAGTTTGGTTTAAGACAGCCGTTCGGCAGGAAAATGACGAATCTGCGGCCGATTGCAAAGCCCGTGCGCGTGCTTATGGACAAATGGAGCTGGGAAAGCGAATCCGGCGAAAATCCTTTTCTGTATCCATCGACCCGGAAGATCTTGGCAAGTATTATGCTCTGGGGGATATTGTATCGTGCGTATCCGCCCGATTCGGGGTATCGTTCAGCGCCCGGATCACTGGCATTAAGTACACACTGGACAGCAACAAAGCCCGGACGGAGATCCTTTTGGGCGACCCTATTCTTACAGCATTGGGGGCAATGAAATTAAATGGCTAATATCAAAAGTTTCCCGAATAACCAAGACGAATACATTGGTGCAGAAGGCGTTATGCGCTGGCACCATGGCCGCACGTCGGGCGTATTTGGCGCTGGCAACAATGCATCTGTACAGGCGCTTTCCACGCCCGGAATGGCGGTGGAAGTCTCAGACGGCACCGGCTGGATGGCAAATTCCGGCAGTAACGGTGTCGCGTGGTGGATTGATAATGAATCCGTTGACGGCGCCAAATTGCACCTTCCCGTTGACGCGGCAGACGGCGTTTTGAACCGTATCGATCGCGTAATTGTGGAGTGGAAAACCACAAACTATGTGGACTATCCGGAAGTGAAAATCTTGAAAGGCGCAAAATCAGGGACGGCAGCAGCCCCGGCGCTGACGAACAACAGCACAATCCGGCAGATCAGCCTTGCGCGGATTTCCGTTGCAGCCGGTACAACTGCTATCACCGCTTCCATGATTACGGATGAACGGCTTGACGCTTCGGTGTGCGGGCTGGTGACGGAAAAGGTGGGCATTGATACAAGCACAATGCAGAGCCAGTTTTCCACTCTCCTGCAAGAAACGCAGGCGCAAGTAAAAGATGTGCTTGATGATACCACGGCGCAAGCCACATCGGTGCTGGATTCCATCAACCGGGAGTTGGCCGATCTGGAAGCCGGTACGGCGGTGGAGCTGAAAAAGCTTCTGTTCACGGATACCAGCGTACCGGTATCCGCGTTTGTGGCTGATTCTACATATCAGGATTACCCATTCCGCGCGGCAATCGCACTGACGGGAGTTCTGAACTCCATGATTCCAGAGGTGGTTCTTAGCGTGGCAGACGCAATTGACGGAAATTTTGCCCCTGTTGCGGCTACCTACAACGGCGGTGTGTATCTGTATGCCGCAAGCGCCCCGGAATCGGCAATTACGATTCCCACCATTATTTGCTGGAAAGGCGGTGCAAACATATGATTGGCAGAGTAAATACCGGGGGCGGTGGTTCCGGCGGCACCCTTACCGTCACAGCCCCGGCGAACGTCACGGTAACCGTTTCCAAGGACGGCAAGACAAAGGCCAAGAACTCCGGCACCAGCGGCGTGGTGGTGTTCAAGGGGCTTGCGAGTGGTACGTGGACTGTTACTATCACCGGCGACGGCAAGACTGCTCAAAAGAATGTTATGATTACGACAGACTACAGCACGGCAATTTCGTTTAACACTATCCCCGAATTCACCTACACCGGCGACTACGAGATTGTCAACGATTCCGACGAGCCTATCACCGTATCTCAGGACAACTGGAAAATCCGCTTTCTAACTTCCGGCACGCTGACGTTTACCAATCTCAACGGTGCGGAAAACGGAATTGATGTGTTCCTCGTTGGAGGTGGCGCAAGCGGTGGAGGACGTGGCGGCGGCGGTGGTGGGTATACAAAGACGCAAAAATCCGTTTCCGTGAAGGTAGGTATAGAATATCCAATCATAGTTGGTGCGGGCGGTGTTGGCCCTACTACAAGTAATAAAGTTCCACCAAACGCCGGTGGCACAACGTCTGCATTTGGCTTGACCGCCAATGGCGGTGACACTAGCACAACCGGTGACTACCCTAGTTCGGGCGGATCTGGTGGCGGCTCAGGGGTAATTGGAGGTGCTGGTTATTCTGGCGGTTCTGACGGATCTTCCGGCGGCGGTGATCTTGGTGGTAGCGGCCAGGGAACAACAACAAGAGAATTTGAGGAAGCAAATGGCACACTTTACGCTGGCGGTGGCGGAGGCGGGGCTGTGACGACTAATGAAACATCGTCTGGCGGTGCTGGCGGCGGTGGTGATGGTGGTGGTAATGGTGCAAACCCAAAACCAAAAAACGGTGACGCAAACACGGGCGGCGGCGGTGGTGGACTTGGTAACTTATATTCTGCTGCAACATACGCTTCTGGCGGCTCCGGCATCGCCATCATCCGCAATACAAGGGGGGCTGCATAATGGCAAAATCAATGGCACTGATTGAAAACGGCACCGTGGCCAATATGCTGTGGTGCCCCGATTCCCAGCCAGAAACAGTATCCCTCATCAACCCTGCAGATCGCCCCGTGGCTATCGGCGATACCTACAGCAATGGTAAATTCTATCGGGATGGTGTAGAAATCCTCACTCCGCTGGAAGAAGCGTTGGAGAAGAATGCCGAATATGAATCGGCATTGTCTGAAATTGAAACCGCTTTGGGGGTGAATAACCAGTGACCATAGAAGAGCGCAAAAACGCCATTATTGCGAAAATCATGGAAATAAAAACCAGCGGCGGCGAGGAACAGCTGAAAGAGCTGGATGAAGCCTACAAGAAAGGGGTTGACAGTCTGTGACACAAGAGGAAAGAAAGAGCATCATGTATGCCCAGGGGCGGGCGAACGCACTTGCCCTACAAGAGAAAGCCCCGGACATGACAGGCACCGAACTGAACGCGGCGGATAGCGACATTCCCAGTTTCAAGGCCGCTGTCACAAACAAAAACATGTTGGAGCGCAAGGCCGGGTTTGTGTGCCGGTCATCTGCTGGCCGTGTGGTGCGGCTGGTGCAGCCCTATGACAGCACTATCTACACCCAGGAACCGGAGGAACTTCCCGCACAGTGGGGGTTTGCGTGGAGCACCGACCCAGCGAAAGCGTTGCCGTTCGTCGCCATGTCTACCAGCCCCTATAATAAGGGCGACTGCTGCACGGAGGGCAGTAACGTGTACCGCTCAACGTTGGACAATAATGTATGGTCGCCGTCCGCATACCCTCAGGGTTGGGAAGAGGTGAACGTATGACGGTAAAGCAAATCCAATGCCTGTTGACCTATCTGGGCTATTCTCCCGGCACAATTGACGGCATCGATGGCAGGAATACCCAAGGGGCAATCCGGGCGTTTCAGGCCGACTACGGGCTTACTGTGGACGGGATACCGGGAGCCGCTACCCAGAAAATGCTGATTGGCGCGATTGCCGGGACGGCGGTAAAGGTGGAGAAGCCGGGGGACAGCACCGAACCGAAAACCGGGACGTTCTGGGACGATATCCAGTACTTCACCCGGAAGGAATTTCGCTGCCCCTGCGGCCGCTGCGGCGGATTCCCGGTAGAGCCGCAGGAGTCCATGGTACGCACTGTGGACGAAATCAGACGGAGGCTGGGTATCCCAATTTCTATCGTGGACGGCGGCGGCTCCGGCGTTCGGTGTGCGGCGCACAATGCCGAGGTCGGCGGCGTGGCCAATTCTCAGCATCTGTTTGGGCTTGCCGCTGATCTGCACAGCGCCGCAAGTCCGGCGGAGATGAAAGCCGTAGCGGAAGAAGTCATGGGGCGCACCGGCGGCATCGGGCTGTATAGCTGGGGCATTCATGTGGATACCCGTCCCGGCTACGCTCGGTGGAACGGCTGAGAAAGAAGGAACGAGATGAACGAATTGGTAAAAACTGCCGTTACGATTCTAATCACGCTGATCGGGTCGGCGGGCTTCTGGAGCTATCTGGATGCCCGCCGGACAAGGAAAAGCGCAAGCACTCGCCTGCTGGTGGGAATCGCGCATGATAGGATCGTATTTCTCGGAATGAAGTGCGTGGAGCGCGGGTATATCACCAGTGATGAGTACGAGAATCTGAACGACTATCTTTATGAGCCATATGCAGAAGCCGGAGGCAACGGCTCTGCGAAACGTGTAATGGAGGAAGTGCGGAAACTTCCGCTGCATAATTAAAGGAGGAAAACAAAATGATTAACTGGATTGTACGAATCAAAAACAAAAGCTTCTGGCTGGCCATCATCCCCGCCGTGCTGCTGCTGGTGCAGACCGTAGCGGCGGTGTTTGGCTACTCCCTGGACTTCGGCGAGCTGGGCAACCGCCTCATTGCTGTGGTCAACGCCGTGTTCGGTGTGCTGGTGATTCTGGGCGTGGTCAATGATCCTACCACCGCCGGTATCTCCGATAGCAAACTGGCAAGAACTTACAGTTCCCCCAAGGAGGACTGATGTGATAAGTGGATAAAGTCCGATGGAATCGGGTGATTCTGGATGAGTTCTGTTCTCTGGCAATTCTCACGCCGCTAGAGGAAAAAATCATCCGCACCCGAGCCGCCGGATGGAGCCGTGTACAGCAGTGCCACGCTTACGGCATGTCCCTTGCCACATTAGATAGGTACATTAGGAAGTTGAAAAACTCCTATAACAGTGTGCAGGAGTATAGCTACATACTCCCCAAAAACATAGACTTCTGATAGTTTTTTGATAGAAGTGTGATTGTAAGTCGGTAGGGAAACGAGAGTTTCCCTACCGATTTTTTTGTTATTCTATAGGAAGAAAGGGGGCGTTGCCTATGGCTGAATTTCAAAGCTTTAATCCAAATCCCCGCGCCGCGAAAGTCGGCGATTGTGCAGTCAGAGCTGTGGCAAAGGCTCTGGGAATTGACTGGTATCAATCATACGTTGAGCTGGCCAGCGAGGGGCTGACTCAATGCGATATGCCTAGCGCGAATAACGTATGGGGCGCGGTGTTACGGCGGCACGGATTCAGGCGGGCGGCAATCCCGGCGGAATGCCCGGATTGCTACACCGTAGGCGATTTTATCCGGGAATACCCTGACGGGATTTACGTTGTCGCGCTGAAAAACCACGTTGTTGCCGTGGTAAACGGCGTTTTGTACGATACTTGGAACTCAATGGACGAAAATCCTATCTATTTTTGGAGGCGTGAATGATGGCAAATCCTTATATGCAGCCCAACTACCAATCCGGCTATTTTCAGCCCAACTATTTCCAGCCGCAAATGCCCATCGGGCAACCGCAGATGCCCGCACAACCCCAACAGCCGCCCCTTGATGACCGAATTTGGGTAGCTTCGGAATCTGCGGCGGAGGCGTTTATCGTCACGGCAAACGGATTTGTGCGGCTCTGGGACAGCAATAAGCCTGTATTCTACGAAAAGCGGACGGACGCGCAAGGGCGACCAATGCCGATTGTAGCGTATGAATACAAAATCCGGGACGCAGGAGCTACCCCGGAGGCAGTCAGCGCAGGATTTGAGCAGCGGCTTTCCGCTGTAGAGGAACGGCTGAACCAGCTGACGGAGGGAAAACGCGATGCCAAGAAAGCGGAGGTAAAACGCAATGATGCCTAATCCTATGCAGATGATTTCCCATTTTCCCCAATTTATGCAGCAGATGAGGGGGCAAGACCCGCAGCAACTGCTTAATCAGCTTGTGCAGAGCGGGCGTGTAAACCAGCAGCAGCTTAACCAAGCCCAGCAAATGGCACAGCAGATGCAGGGGCAGTTTGAGCAATTCCGGGGCATGTTTGGCTTCGGAGCGCCTAGAAGGTAAACAATAATCTGGCCGGATTTTGTTATATTTTTCATCTTTTGAAAGGAGAACAAAATGAGTATTACAGCAAGTGAAATGACCCCCGCTGATATCAGAGCTGTCACCGATGGCAACAACGGCGGCTATGGCGGAGGTTGGGGCGGTGATTGGTCTGCATGGATCATCATTTTCCTGATCTTCGGCTTCTTCGGCTGGGGCGGCAACGGCTGGGGCGGAGGCTTTGGCGGCCGTGGTTCCGGCGCTGGCGTGGTGGACGGGTATGTTCTCGCGTCCGATTTTTCCAACATCGAGCGGAAAATTGACGGCGTGAACAACGGTGTCTGCGACGGCTTCTACGCCATGAATACCGGTATGCTCAATGGGTTTGCAGGCGTGAACCAGAATATCAGCAACGGTTTCCAGGCGGCGGAGCTTTCCCGGTGCAATCAGCAGGCTGCCTTGATGCAGCAGCTTTTCCAGATGCAGATGGCAAATCAGGAGTGCTGCTGCGAAAATCGCGCCGCTATCCAGGGCGTAAATTACAACATGGCTACCCAGAGCTGCGACACCCGGAACACCATCCAGAACACCACCCGTGATATCATCGATGCCATGAACTGCGGTTTCCGCTCCATCGACCAGCGCTTGACTGCCCAGGAGCTGGCGGCGAAAGATCAGAAAATCGCCGATCAGAATCAGCAGCTCTTTATGGCGCAGCTGGCCGCTTCCCAGAATGCCCAGAATCTCACGATCAAGGGCTATGTGGAGAACCAGTTCGCGTACTACAATCCCCGCCCGGTTCCCGCTTATCAGGTGCAGAATCCCAACTGCTGCTACGGTAACGGCTACGGCTGTGGGAGCGTAGCGTAAGGAGGGACTAGCATGGCGGTTGAACTTACTGCGAACGCTGCCCAGGCGGTTCCAGCCGGACAGAACGTGCTATTTACCGATACGCCGGTGAAATGCGGGCGAGGGTATGTTGTTCACCGTGAAGGCGCTGGGCTGGTGACACTTCGGGGCATTTGCAATGGATGTTCCCCAATCGCGCGGTATCGCGTGCTTTTCGTGGGAAACATCTCTGTGCCTACCGGCGGAACCGCTGGGGCTATCAGCGTAGCGCTGGCGCTGGGAGGCGAAGCGCTTCCCACCACTACGGCGACGGCAACACCCGCCGCCGTGGGAGATGCATTCAACGTGGCGACTTCCGCGTTTGTGGATGTTCCCCGTGGGTGCTGCGTAGCGTTATCCGTGCGCAATGTCTCCGCGCAGGCAATTGATGTTGCCAACGCCAATCTGATGATTGAGCGCGTGGCCTAGGAGGTGAAATTATGAAGCACTGGGAACAGCTGAGAGATACACTTTGCCGGGAACTGGACGAAATCGCCGAAAAAGGCGAACTGTCCGCCGGTGATCTGGAAACCGTGGACAAGCTGACGCACACCATGAAGAATCTGGACAAGATTATGATGGGTGAAGGATACAGCAGTGCCGGGGACTGGTACGCCATGGGCAACTATGGACGGGATGGCTATAGAGCCGATTACCGGGACAGCGTGAGCTATCGAGGCCGTAAACGCGATAGCATGGGGCGCTACAGCCGCGCAGACGCCAAGGAAGATATGGTGGATAAGCTGCGGCGCATGATTGATGAAGCGCCGGACAGCCGGACGCGAGAGGCTCTGGAAAAGGCCGTCCGTTGTATGGAGGATTAAAAAATGTTGGCAGAGCGGGATTTACTGGAAACAATCGAAGAATGCAAAGCAGTGAAGCGCCCGACGGCGGCGACATGCCAGTTAATGGCCTCGTGCTATACCATTCTAGATCACCTGTTCCCGGAATATTCCCGCTCTGCTGATGTTTCTCCCGCAAGCTTGTATTCCTCCGCTCCTGCGCCACAAAATGATGAAATATCCGGGAGCGAGTTTGCAATTGCCGCAAATTCAGCGGGAATGAAACGGCTGTTAGAAGTGATGGACGAACACATGGAGTGCATTCGGCTGATATACCCCAAAGAATACGCGGCGATTATGCGGCGGCTCAAAGAATGAGCGGCAAAATTCCGTTGCCAATCCGTTGCCAATTTTCGCCCTAAAAACGTACCGCACGCGGGAAAATATTAAAATCCGCTGTAATATTTTCCCACAGAATAGTTCGGAGAACGTGGGAATATAGCTGATAAAGCAATAAAAAAGCCCTAGAATAAGTTTCTAGGGCTTTTTTGATGTGGCGGAGAGAGTGGGATTCGAACCCACATGATAAATTTGTAAATATGTTGCGGCACTAGCAATTTTTAATTTTCATTTCCCGTGTCATTGCCAATTTTGCGGTTTTTCATTGCCTCTGGCGTGAAATAATCCGTGAACTCTTTCGAGCGTTTGGCAATATCCCGTTCCGCTAAGTGCGTGTAAATTTTGCGCATCGTCCCTAAGTCTTTCCATCCGCCTATGTCCGCCGCCATCATTTCCGGGATTCCCATATGGTAGGCCAGCGAGGCGAAGCTGTGCCGCAATCCGTGCATCCCCACCTCTGGCAAGTTGTTTTCCCGGCATATTTTGTTGATGCGATTGAATAGCGTACATGTCGCGGCGTTTACAACAAATTCCGTATCTTTCGGCGCGGCCGTAAGTGCATCGTAAAGCGGTGGAATCATAGGCACGGGGCGACGGGATTTTTTCGTTTTGTTCTGCGGCTTGAGCTTCAGCCCGTCTTCACCACGGACTTTTGCACCACGAACATAAATTGCCCTGTTTGCAAAATCGATATTCTCCCACGTCAGAGCCAACATTTCAGAGCGGCGTAAGCTGGATAAGCAAAGCAGTGCCGGGATTTCCACCGGATCACCTTTTACGGCCTCAACAAAAATATCAATCTGGTCAGGCTCTAGGAATGGCCGCTCGTTGTCCTCTTTCTCGAAAAGGACGACTTTCGGCTGCTTCCCGGTTTCTTTTTTGATTGCTGCCGACATTAGCCCCCACGCATTCTTGATGTACTTCGGGGATCTGCCCATTTTCTTTTCATCGTCTATAGCGGCCTGCCATCGTGCGTCCGGCGTGGTGTAGATATTGTATGCCATTGCCCGCTGAAAGGTATTATCCCGATATCTGATATAGCCGTATACCGTAGACGGAGAGCGCCGACCACGGCGGACTAAATCACGGGTATTCTCTATGTATGCGTCTACTGCTTCGCCTAGCGTAAGCTGCCCCTGTGGCCGCTCCTGAGCTTCTAGAATGCCGTTTTTGACTGCAAGGTATTCTGATAGACATTCCTCATAAGTATCACGTGTAATTGATGTTCGATGCCCGCCCAAGCATACACGTGTGTGCCACGCCCCGGAGGGGAGCTGCTTAATTTTTGGGAGCCTGATTTCCGGCTCCTTTTTTCTTTTTGCCATCCCGTTCACCTCCACTTAAAAGCTTGTGGAAAATCAAAAATGCCGTGAGCATAAAAACAGCGGCGATTCCTGCCGCACCGAATAAAATCACCGCAGAAATCTTTTCGGAGCGAATCAGCCCCATTTCCGTGTTCCGGGCATCCAGCACCATATAGATTATGAGTACCGCCGCCAGCAGAATGTTTAACGCGCACTGCCCGTAAATCAAGGGCTTATCTTCCCTTTGTGCGGATGCAAGCGCACTGTCTTTTTCTGAAAGGGCGTCGCTTTGCTTGCGGATTCTGGTATCCCGGGCAGATATTCCCGCCTCCTGTATCCGGCTCCGATCAAGAAGGCGGGATATTGCGGCGTCCTTTTCTTGCAACATTTCGTCTTTGTGATCGAGTTCAAGCTGCAAAAAATCCACGGTAACGGAATCGTCGCTTTTCTGCGGGGAAAGCCCGATAAGCTCGTCTGCGGATAATTCCAGGCTTGCGCATAGGGAGCACACATCCATGAAGCCCGGGTTCATCAGTGTCCCGGCAAAGAAACGGTTTAGGGTCGTTCTCGGTATCCCGGTCTCGTCGGCCAGCTGCTGAACGGTTTTGCCTTGCTGCTGCTTGGCGGTCTTGATTTTTTCCACCAACGTCAGGCTTTGCTCATGCAGCGCCAAAATACGTTCCTCCGTGGGCAAAATAACTCGCTCCTTTCATTTTGGCACGCAAAATCTACGCCGTGTAAACGGATTGTCCGATTTGCGCGTTTACTTTTATAGTGGTAGGGGCTATGGTAAAGGTGCAACCGGCAAGGGACACACGGCATTACCGGCGGCAAGCCCCGCCACCTTGTGGCACGGGTGGCGGGGCAATCATCACTTGACGGACGTAATTTCCAGAGATTCTTTTTCCGTGGTGATGCCATTGGCAAACTCTGTAAATTGCTCGCCGCGCGAAGATGCAGAACCCGTACCGGAAAAGGCATATATGATTGTGTAAATATATTCTCCATCATCAAATGTTCCAATTATCCCCGTAAGGCCGCCGGACGACGCGACAAGATCAAGATTGATCGTGGCGCCGAGGATTTTGCAGGTTGTATGGTCGGTTGCTGCGGCGTTGTTCCCAACTAAAGCCTCTACACACGCCGAATGCTGGGTTTTGGGCTTAAATGTCCGCATGATATCGGATTCATCCCCAGAGAATTGCCTCACGTAAATACCAATATAAGTGTTTCCATCTGGCAATGTTATATCTGTAAGCCCTTCGCCCGCTTCTTTGATGGTGCTATCTTTATCAACGGGGAATACCAAATTACCGATTTTTATTGTATCTTCGTTTTGCGCCTCAGTTGCCGGCGTTGCGGCTTCGGTATTGGGAGTGGCGTCTTTCTGCGGCACCCGCCCGACTGTAATTTCATCTGTAGTCCACAGCCGCTTCTTCGTTTCGCTATCGGATGCGTGCAAAGAAAAAGAAACTTCCTCTATAGAATCGATATCGTTTTCCTCTAAATCAGATGATAGGAAACTAAGCCCGTCATACGTTACGCACCCGGCGTATGCGTGCGCAACCATGCTACCATAAATCATGAATCCGTTTACAGAAACGTCATCGGAAAAAATATTGATATCGGAATCTGTTCTATTTTCTACATAGAATGAAAGAATTTCGTTATCCGTCCAGTCCGTTTCAATTCCACGGTACTTTATAATTATGCCATCTTTATCATATATGGTTTGGCCGGACTTATCAATTTCCTGCACATATCCGTCAGAAATGGAAGTTTCAAGGGAAAACTGGAATCTTGTAATTGTCTTCTTATCATCTTTGTTGTATATATAGGCATCTTGCGCCTTTACAGTTGCGATACTTTTAATTCCGTACTTTTCCAAATTTTCACGGGTAATATCAATGGAACCGTTTGATTTCTTGCCGGGAGCCACATTTTCATGTAATCCACAATACATTGTGATTCCATTTACTGAGAATTGAGTTCCAGTGAAAGAAACGTTTTTATCAGAGTTATTTTCCGCAAGGACTTTTATTTTGATGCTGTAGTCATCGGAATAGTCAATTTCTTTCGCCGTGAGTTTGAAAGTGCCATCGTCATACACCACGGTTTCCGCAATGGTTCCCTCTTCGGCGGCGACCGCTTCCGTGGGCGCTTCCGTTTCCGCTTCGGTGGGTGCTTCCGTGGCTACCGTTGTAGGCGTGGCCTCCGTGGTCTCTGGCTGCGTCTCAGCCGTGGGCGCACCGCACCCCGTTAGAAACAGGGATATGCAAATCAGAAAAGCAATCGATTTTTTCATAGTGGATACCTCTTTCCATAAAATTCTACAATAAAATAATACCACGTTCGGAAAATAATTTCAACGAAAAGAAAAATTTTTGTGCAATTTCCTAATAAGTCCGGTTTATTGGACACATGACGTGCTATTATACGCTATGTAATCAAACAAACGTTTATAAATACACAATGGAGGGACAAAATATGGAGACCAGGGAAGAAATTATTGCGTGGATTGTGGAGCAATTGCGGGCGCTGCCGTTGGGCTATCTTTATCAGGTGCGGGGGTTTGTGCGTGGATTCTTAAAATAGCGAATGTACATAGAGCCGGGGCGTTTCAGGTAAGCGCCCCGGCTCTTTTTATAGATTTTCGTATACGCTTCGGAGCGCGGCCTCCAGGGCTTCCAGCTCGCTGTCCGTCCGGGAACAAATCATCTTGATAACTGCCCGCTTGAACTCGCTGGAACCGTTAATGGCTCCGTTCACAAGCTGGGCTATTTCTTCCTCTTTGGTCATCGGCGGCTGCATTTCTCCACTGCCTGTTCTCAGCCATTCCTCCCGGATGGCGAAGATGCGGCAGATATCGGAGATCGTGCGGTCGCTGGGTTCCCGCTGGCCGGAATAGAGCTGCGCAGCATACGCTGGCGTTATTCCAAGTTCTCGCGCAAACGCAGATTTATTCCCTCTACACTGGGTATCAATAACTTGCGCAATTCTCGAATTTATGGTTTCCACGTTCTCACCTCCTATGCACTTAGTATAGCACACATAATTTGAAATGTCAAAGGAAAATTTAAACTGAGCATAAAAAATATTGAAATTTATGCTTGACATTTATGCAGAGCTGTAGTATACTTTAAGCAAAGCATAAATGATGCTTCAACAAACAGCAAATCGGCAGGAGTGCTGTTCCCACCGATTTGCTACCAAATTTGTTTACCCTATGCCCCTTGCAGGCTTTCGCCGCCTGAGACAGCACCTCAAACTTCTTGAGGAACTCCGCCACTTTTGCGGTTTTGGTTCCGCAAATGCCGTATTGCTGGCAGACTACATGGAGCGCTGAACCCGGTGGGATGTGATTGCTTGTCACATCAGCGTGTGTTTGTTTCCCTCTTCTCTGAGGCCTCCGCCGGAATCAGCCGCTCAACCCATGCAGACGGGAGCAGGCAAAGTCAAAAGTTTGGTCACGGCGACCACGCCTTCCTATGCCAGTAGGCACGGAACAATTTTAACTCAGTTTAAGAAAGTTTTCAAGGGGCTTGGGTAAACATTTTTCAAAAATTTTTAGCAGCAAGCAATCCTAGCAAACCAGACCACGCGGGGCAACCCGCCCGGTGTAATGCAGCCTTGGACGGTTCCAAGCCCGTGTAAATGCAGAGGACACCGTGACAATATGAGCGCCCCCGCTTTTATGGCTCTGGGTATTGGGTATCCATCCCCATGTAAAAGGCACGACCACCCGGAAATTGCTCGACGGGGCTTGACGGTGAAGCAAATATCGGGGAGCTGGCATTCAGCTTGAATGAAAAATTTAGTAAAGGAGGAAATGAAAATGCCTGAGAAAATCGTAACCGTTCTCGAAAATATCGCGGCTGTAAAAGGCCAGGACTACGTTGAGGGGCTGGTGGATATGGCGAATATCCTTGCCCCCAAGGTAAAGCCCGCAGATAAAGAGAGCGAGGGGAAAAACAATGCCTAGAATCCAGCAGTATGCCGAGCGCTACGCAGTGGAGGATTTCTGGAAGGAAATCGACCGCTGCTGTCCCCTGGCGGGGATTCAGAGCGATAACGCTGTAGCGCTAGAAGAAAAAACCGGGGTAGACCATCAGACCCTTCGGAACTATCGGAAGGGCAAAACCGAAATGCGGGTAAGCGTCCTGAAAAAGCTGGTGACCACCCTCCACCCCAACCCGGCGGTGATTCTGAAAACCCTGGGGTACTCTGAGAAGGAGATACGGGCGTTTGCGAGGGAATTGCAGTGATCAGCCACGCGGTGGCGTAGCGAGGCTGAGCAGTGGTAGGCGCTGCAAAGGCGAGGATAGCACGGGGAGGCGAAGCCGCGGCTGGGCGCCGAGTGGCTGAGCAAGGGCTATGATCGGCTCAGCGGCGCAGCGCACAGCGTCGCAAGGGCATTGCATAGAATCGCTAGGCGAGGGCACGCACAGCAAGGGCACCGATAGGGACAACAAAGCAAGGCAGAGCAGAGGCAAGGGGAAGCACAGCTGGGCAATGGCACTGATATGGTGCGCGTTGCAACGAGAAAACCGCCCCCGGGCGTGCGGAACACCCGAGAGCGGCAGTCAATGGAAATCATCTTTATTTTACCAAAAGAAAGGGAAAAAGTCAAATGGAAATCAGCAAAATCAAGGCAAGAATCACATTTTTTGAGGAACTTCTTGGCACGTGCAGCGGGAACAAGGAGCTGCACCGGGAGTTCATCGCTTCCAAGGCTCCCGACGCCGAGAGCATGGAAGAGGAAGTCGCCGCAATCGGCGTGGACGGCATGATGGAGAAATCCATGACGGTATTCCCCCGGGACGAGAACGGGCAGCCGTTCCTGTATGACTACCAGATCAAGGGCTTTTTCAAGGATTCCTGCGGCGTTCTTCGGAAGGTTCCCGGCACCAAGGCCAGCAAGATCAAGGCGTACAAGAAGGAAATCGACGGCCTTCTGTTCGTCTCCCCCCGAAAGATTCCCCTGAACCTGAACGGTGGCGAGATCGGCGTGTGTGAGCGCCCCCTCCGGGCATCCACGGCGCAGGGTGAGCGGATTGCCCTTTCCAGCAGCGAGACAGCACCGGCAGGGACTACCATTGAGATTCAGATCGATTGCCTGACCAAGGACATGCACGATCTGGCACTGGAATGCCTGGAGTACGGCAAGCTTCGGGGTATCGGCCAGTGGCGAAACAGTGGGAAGGGACGCTATACATACGAGCTGATTTAAGGCGCAAGGGCATAGCGTAGCTTGGCCTCGCTCAGCAATGGCCTAGATATGAGATGCGTTGCAGAGGCATGGGATGGCCTGGATACGCGCGGCCAGGGCGGTGCTGGGTACAGCAGAGCTTCGCTGCGGCATGGCCAAGCAACGAAAAGCGACGCAATGGCATGGCAAAGCATCGAAATCATATGCAGTGGCGGGGCGGTGAGCAGCACGGTACGGCTTGAAAAAGCATGGATTTGAAATCTACGGCAGAATGCCGAAATTGAAAGGAGTTATTTATGGCGAAATACAAAGTTGGGGATAAGGTGCGGATTGTGAGCAAGAACCCAAACGCTATCGGATTCACCGACGCGATGGAAAAATACCTTGGCAAGACCTTAACTGTAATAAATGTGTGGGAAAGACCATATGGACTTTCCACCTACAACTTCAAAGAAGCAACAGTTGGAAATCCTTCGATGGATATTCCTCGTAAAGTTTCCCATTGGAACTTCGCTGAAAGCTGGATTTCCGGCCTTGCGGAGCCTGAGCGGGAACCCTGCACCGTGGAACTCCGCTTTGACGGGGTGATTACCACGGCCACGCTGAAACGTAGCGGACGGGACGTAAAGACCGCAGAAGCCCGGTGCAATCCGAAGGATACATACAGCAGAGCGGAGGGCGCAAGGGTCGCCGTTGAGCGGCTGTTTGAGAAGAAGCGCAAGGAGGACAAGCCAAAGGAGAGCAAGCCGAAGATCGGGGACAAGTTCGTTGTCACGGTAAAGGGCGGTAAGTTTGACCACGGTTTCGGCATCGGTGACATTGTTACGCTGGTACGTATCCAGCAGGACGGATGTTTCGGCATGGTTGACAAGAGCGGCTTCATACAAATACTTCATCCGAGTGAGGTTCGCCCATACAAGGAGAAATCCAAATGATGCCGAATGAGGTTGCCCAGCTTCGCACCATGGCGGAGATGAACCGCCGCTTGCGCCGGGAAAATGAGCATCTGCGGGAGTCCCTTTTGCTGGAATCGAAGGAACGCAAGACGTTTGACGACGAGAACGTGGAGCTTTTCGACGTAGTCCACAAGAACCATAAGGTCAGGGGGGGATGATATGGCAAGCAGGAATAAACCCATGGATGCCCGGTGGGAGCCGGTGCCGGAGAACCGGAAGCCGTTCAATATCAAGGAATGCGTTTTCCGCGCTCTCCCATATGCGGGGCTGAATCTGGTGCTTTTCTGGTGGCAGCAAGCCGATTTGCTGGCAGACAAGGCGGCAGTTCCCGCAATGTGGGTGTGCGCTATCCTGATGGGTGCCGGTATCGGACGTTGCATCAGAGGGCGATAAAGGATACACATCTTAAAAACAGGAGGATTTCTAATGTACGATCCAAAATCAATTTTGCAGATGGCAAGGGGCGCGTTTCAGGAGCGCGTGGATTTGGAGATGGCGAAAGTCATTGATAATATCCTTGACCCCAACACCAAACCGACGCAGAAACGAAAGCTGACGCTCACAATCGAGTTTACACCGGACGATGATCGGCAGAACATCGGCGTCAGCGTTGCGGTAAAATCAGCGCTTGCGCCTACTACGCCCGCGAGAACAACCCTTTGGGTTGCTGGGGATGACAGCACTGGAGAGTGCCAGGTTGTCGAAATGGTGCCTCAGGTTCCGGGGCAGATGTCCATGGACGGAGAAGAGCAGGAAGCCCCCGCGTCTCTGAAAATAATCAAAATGGCCTGATAGGAGGAAAAAACAATGTTGAAAGAAGCAATCGAAAAAATTCAGGAACTATGTGCGCCGCACCTGTTCACGTCCGGAAACCATGATTTTATTGCGGACGCAGAAGGTGGCTATGCCGAGGTGAAGCCTGATCTGGAAATTGTAGATAATATCCAGCTTTCCAGCCTCGACGCCATGGTAGCGTTTGTAAAAACGGAGGCGGTACAGAGGTACAGCACCGTTTATATCACGGTTCCCGATCACAAAACGGTAAAGTGCTTCACCCACCCGTCTGCGGAACTGCGTAATAACCGCGAGTACCCGTACACTGCCAATGCGACCGATGTTCCCGGCTGGAATGAGAAGGTGTCCTTGCCGTTTGAAGAGGCATTGATCGCTCTGCGCACAAGATTCCAGCCCACGGCGGATACGGAGTATGCCTTGAAACTGCTATCCGATATCACCACAGGGAGCAAAGTCACGTACAACGACAATGGCATTGCTACCAGCGTTGTCACCAAGAAGGGCATCGACCTTCAATCCAATGCGTCCATTCGCCCCATTATCAAGCTGCGGCCTTACCGCACGTTCCAGGAGGTTGAGCAGCCGGAATCTCAATTTCTCATTCGTATCAATGAAAGAAACATTTCTTTCATTGAAGCCGACGGTGGCATGTGGAAGCTTTCCGCCCGGAATACGGTAAAGAAATACTTGGAAAAGGCGCTGGAATCCGAAATTCAGAGCGGGCACGTCGTGGTTGTTCTTTAATAAAAAGCCGCCCCCGATGTTACAGCACCGGGGGCGGCAAGCGATATAAAAACTTTACCATTTACAGTATATCAAATGGAGAAAGGAAAGTCAATGGACGTTTTTGATAGCATGGAGCCGTGGCGACAGGCTGAACAGTTGGCGGCGGATGCCGACTTTCGGGAAGCGGCACTCCCGAAGTGTGCCAGGTGCGGATGTCCCATCACAGACAGCAAACTGGTATATATCCCGGCGCATGATGAGTTCTACTGCCTGGATTGTGTTGGCGCAATGACCGAAATTAACGAAGCCGCGGAGGTAGACTGATGGAGGATGATATTTTCATCGGCGAATCCGAAATGTTTGAAGAAGTCATTCCTGGTAAAAAACTGAGATTTAATTTCCCAGCAGTTTACTTTTACCGGTCATCCTCCGCTCTTGTAGCGTATTTTAATAAACTCGCTGTGCCGATGATGGCGGATGCAGAACGAGTCCAGGTTAAAATGAGCAGTCGTTTTATCATATTCCTGCCATCCGATCGCGAACCGCACAACACATTCTCAAAAAACTCAAGCCATACGGCAACTCTTTCCGTTACCAACCTTACCGGAATAGTTCCGGTAGAAACGGCGTTCCGATGCTACCCATACAAGGGCGGCATCGCTATAAAACGGTTTGAGCCGTTGCAGGAGGATGAAGAATGATACGGAAAATTCCAACCGCGACCATGAGCAAAGAGGAATGGACAGCACTACGCTCTACAACCATTGGTGGTTCGGATGCCGCCGCCATTCTGGGTCTGAACCCCTACAAGTCACCGTATGCCCTGTGGGCGGAGAAAACCGGGAAGGTCATCCCGGAGGATATTTCCCAGAAAGAGGCGGTACGCCTTGGCACGGACTTGGAGGAATACGTAGCAAAGCGGTTCACAGAAGCTACCGGGAAAAAGGTGCGCCGGGAGAACTATACAGTATTCCGGGACGATATGCCCTACGCCCACGCCAACTACGACCGGCTGGTCATCGGTGAACGGGCAGGATTAGAGATCAAGACCACGAATGCGCTCCACTTGAGCAAATTCAAGAACGGCGAGTTCCCGGCTACTTACTACGCGCAGTGCTGCCATTACCTTCTTGTGTCCGGCCTTGATCGCTGGTATCTGGCGGTTCTGGTTCTGGGCATTGACTTCAAGGTGTTCGTCATCGAGCGGGACGAGGCAGAGCTGGAAGCTCTGAAAGAGGCGGAGGAAAGCTTCTGGGAGAACGTTCAGAGCGAAACACCCCCGGCCATTGACGGCATGGATTCCACCATTGACGCCCTGAACGCAGAGTTCCCGGCCAGCGATCCGGACACCGAAATGGATTTGACCGGCTGCGCCGTTGACCTGGCGATCATGGACGAATGTAGCCAGCAGATCAAGGCGCTGGAAGAAAAGAAAGCAACCGCTCAGGCGCGGATCATGGAGACCATGGGAACCGCCGAGCGGGGCGGATACGGGAGTTACAGCGTCACATGGAAGACGCAGAAACGCTCCACGTTCGATAGAAAGAAGTGGGAGAAAGACCATGGAGAAATCCCACAGAACTATTTCAAATCTTCGGAAAGCAGAACTTTCCGGTTCAAAAAGGAGAATATTTAATGGCAAACGTGATTCAGAATGCCACCGCTTCTACTCAGGCGGTAGCGAAAAAGAAAAACCCCAGCAGCATTCAGGACTACATTGAGGTGATGAAGCCCGCTATTCAGGCGGCACTGCCAAGCGTGATGACCCCGGAGCGGTTCAGCCGCATTACCCTGTCTGCACTGAGCGCCAACCCGAAGCTCAAGGAATGCACCCCCCAGTCTTTCCTTGGCGCTATGATGACCGCCGCACAGTTGGGCTTGGAGCCGAATACCCCTCTTGGGCAGGCTTACCTGATTCCCTTCCGCAATCACGGCCAGATGGAGTGCCAATTCCAGCTTGGCTATAAGGGGCTTATTGATCTGGCCTACCGTTCCGGTGAGGTTTCCATCATTCAGGCGCACACCGTATACGAAAACGACGAGTTTGAGTATGCCCTTGGCCTTGACCCGAAGCTGCGGCACGTCCCCGCCAAGAGCAACCGTGGCAAGCCCATTGCCTACTACGCTATGTTCAAGACCAAGGACGGCGGCTACGGATTTCAGGTTATGAGCATCGAGGAAGTTACCGAGCACGCGAGAAAGTTCTCTAAGAGCTTCGGGGATGGCCCGTGGCAGACCAATTTTGACGAGATGGCAAAGAAAACCGTTCTGAAAAAGGTGCTGAAATACGCCCCGCTGAAATCCGACTTTGTGCGCGGTATGGCTCAGGACGGCACCACAAAGACGGATATTTCCTCCGACATGACAGATATCCCGGACATGACTGAGTACATCGACGTTGACCAGGCCACCGGCGAGGTGATTTCTCAGGAGGTACCGGAGAATGCTTAACACCATCACCATTGCCGGACGCATGGTGCGAGACCCGGAGCTTCGCAGAACCAATTCCGGCAAGGCTGCTACCAGCTTCACCTTGGCGGTTGACCGGGATTTCAAGAACCAGCAGACCGGCGAGAAAGAAGTGGATTTCCTAGACTGCACCGCCTTTGGAGCCGCCGGGGAGAACGCCGCCAAGTATTTCCGCAAAGGCCAGATGGCCATAGTAACGGGCAGACTGCAATTCCGGCAGTATACCGACAAGAACGGCCAGAAGCGCCGCACGGCGGAGATTCTAGTAAACAGCATCTATTTCTGCGGCAGCAAGGAAAGCGGCACTCAGGCCAGCTCTGGGGCTGACAACGGATACAGCGCACCGGCGTATCAGGCTCCCGCCCCTGCGGCGAACTTCGCGGAGCTGGATGGAGAGGACGAACAATTGCCGTTCTAGGCCGGGAAAAGCAATCTTTCCCTAAAAAGATTGACAGTACAGTTTGCATTTTCCCTTGGCGGTGGGAGGTGAAACCGCCAACTCCAAAGGAAGGAGCGAAAACGTGGCAAAAGAAGTTTTCAGAATCGCCTACCCGAAGACCGGCGCGGAAAAGAAGAAGTGGGCGAAGGAGTACGGCATGAATGCGTACTACGCCGGGAAGCACTGGGCATTGCGGAAGAAAGACGCCGAGTTATGGCACTGGCTGACATTGGCGGCTATGAACGCCCAGGGCATTCGCAGAACACCCTTTAAGCTGCCCGTAGCCGTGACGTTCTACTGGAATGACCGGCTGGATATCGACAACCACGCAATTATGGGAAAGATGATCGTGGATGCCATGAAAGGCCGTGTCATCGAGGACGACAACCGGCGCTGGCTGAAAAGCGTTTCCCACAATTTCCACGACGAGGATTACATACAGGTTGAAATACGGGAGGTAAGGCCGTGACACAGTGTGAGCGTATCCTGCGGCATTTGCAGGACTATGGAAGTATCACCCAGGCCGAGGCTGTTACCGAGTACGGCTGTTACCGGCTGGGTGCAAGGATCTGGGATTTGAAAGCGCAAGGCGTACCCATCAAGAGCGAAACCGTCACCGGGAAGAATCGGTACGGAGAGCGGACGTGCTTTGCGCGGTACTCCATCATTAAAGAGGATTAGATAATGGCGATTGAATATTTCTGCGCTTATCACAGTTATCTGGACAGTATGGAGGAACTGAATGACACGGAGAGGGGGAGGCTTTTCACGGCTTGCCTAATCTACAGCAAGACGGGCGAAGCACCGCAACTCCGTGGTAATGAAAGATTCGTATTTCCAACTTTGAAAGCACAGATAGACCGAGATAAGGCAACATACGACAGCCGGTGTAAGAAAAACTCCGATAACATCCGCAAACGATGGAATACGGACGTATACGATGGCGAACAACCGTGTACGAACGATACCAAGACAAAGGAAAAGGAAAAGGAAAAGACAAAGGAAAAGGCAAAGGATAATTATATACCACCTTCGGTGGTTTGCGGTGAGCTGCCGAGCAGCCCCCCGCCTGCGGCGGTGCTTCCGCTGGTTGACGGAACGGATTTTGAGATTTCCGTGGAGACGGTTGCCGAGTTGTCCGGTCTGTATCCCGCCGTGGATGTAGCCCAGCAGTTGCGGAGTATGCGTGGCTGGCTTTTGGCAAATCCCAAAAACAGAAAAACAAAAGCCGGGATCATGCGCTTTGTCAACTCCTGGCTCTCCAGGGAGCAGAATTCGGCTAGACCTGCGGCAAACCAGAAGCCGGGCGGCTATACCAGCGGCGTTGACCGTCTGGCGGAGATGTACAGGGAGGAATTTGGAAATGGATAAACAGGAAGCGTACCAGATTCTCACGCTTTTACAGGCAAATTATCCCGATTCTTTCCGGGGAATGTCCAAAGAGGCGGCAAACGTGAAAGTCAATCTTTGGGCGGATATGTTATCCGAGGAGCCATTTGAGGCCGTTGCCGCCGCTGCAAAAGCGTACATAGCCACGGACACCGGCGGATTTATGCCAACCATCGGGAAGCTGAAAGATATGCTCCATCGGATGCAGTCGCCCCAGCAGATGACGCAGATGGAGGCCTGGGGGTTGGTTGCGGGCGCACTGAGAAACAGCGTATACGGAGCGGATGACGAGTTCCGGAAGCTTCCACCGGCGGTACAGCGGACGGTGGGAAGCCCCGCCCAGCTCAAGGAATGGGCGCTGATGGACGCAGAAACGGTGCAGTCCGTGGTTGCATCGAATTTCCAGAGATCCTTCCAAGTGTGCCAGAAGCGGGAGGACGATTACCAGAAGCTCCCCGGAGCGGTAAAGAGCTTTATCGCCGAGTTGGCCGGGAAGATGGAATTTGAAAAGCTACCGGAAGGCGGTGGAGTATGAAAAACGAAGTAGACAGGGAAAAGGAACGCCCCGGCCAGTACATCGATTCCGAGAGCCCATTTTGCAGAAACTGCACGCGGGACGATTGCCCCACCAACGGGGACGGCTGCAAGGCATGGGAAACGTATTTCATCGATAACTGGAATAAAAACATCATGAAACTATGGAAAAGCCACAAAAAACAACGCCAATTTTTCCGGTACGAACACCCGGATTTGGTGAGGGAGGGGATTGTTTTTGAGCATGAATGACTTGGAGCAGATGGCAATCGAGCGTCTGAAAGCCGCCTCCGATATGTCGCTCATGGCGTATCAGCAGCCTTTGGTTATCTGCATTTCCGGCGGCAAAGATTCTAGCGTTATCACAGAGCTTGCGGTTCGTTCCGGCATCCCCTGCGAGTTCCAACACAACCACACCACAGCCGATGCCCCGGAAACGGTGCGATTCGTGCGTAGCGAGTTCAAGCGGTTGGAAGAAAAGGGCTACAAATGCACCGTGAATATGCCGGTTTACAAGGGGAAGCGGGTGTCCATGTGGAGTTTAATTCCTCAGAAGCTCATTCCGCCGACGCGACTAATGCGGTACTGCTGCTCCATCCTGAAAGAACCAGGTGGGGCAGGACGGTTTATTTGCACCGGCGTTCGGTGGGCGGAATCTGCATCCCGGAAAAACAACCGTGGAATATACGAAAAAATAGGCGCAACCAAGGATAAAAAAATCATTCTTGCCAACGACAATGACGAAAAACGGATGCTTTTTGAAAACTGCCGACTGAAAGCAAAACGAGTTGTAAACCCCATTATTGACTGGACGGACAAGGACGTGCACGGATTTTTAGAAGATGCAAAAGTCCCCATGAACCCGCTCTACGCCGAGGGGCAATGCCGTGTGGGCTGTATCGGTTGCCCACTGGCGAAAAGGAAAAGCCGTGAAGCAGAGTTCGCGAGATGGCCGAAGTACAAGCAGCTCTACCTGAACGCCTTTGGACGGATGCTTGAGGCGCGAAAACAACAAAACAAGAAGTTCGTGGGAAGGGTGGATTGGGCAACCGCAGAAGATGTGTTCCGTTGGTGGATGGAGTACGATGTGCTGCCGGGGCAGATCAGCACGGAGGATTATTTGGAGATGGTGGACGAATGAAAGTTTTGATAGCCTGCGAGGAATCGCAAACCGTGTGCAAGGCGTTCCGGGCGCTGGGGCATGAGGCCTATTCCTGCGATATTCAGGAGCCGTCCGGCGGGAAACCTGAATGGCACATCCTTGGTGATGCCCTGAAAGCTCTCGAGGGAGGGCACGTGACCACTATGGACGGGCAGGCGCATGATGTTGGGAAGTGGGATATGCTGATTGCACACCCGCCGTGTACATACCTGACGTCGGCCAGCGCGATACGCCTTTTTAATCGCGATCATACGGTGAAAGACTGGAACAGAGAGCGGCTTGGATGGGAAGCGCGGCGCTTCTTCTTGCAACTGCTGTCTTCCGGGGTTGAAAGAATCGTTGTGGAAAATCCGTGTGTGCGATGAATATGGGTGTGCATATTGCGAAAATGGCGGTCATATCAAACGCCAGCCCCAGAGTTGGTGCTATGTGGAGGAACTATAATGGCTTTACGTAAACTTGCTCTAATGCACCGGTTTTTCGGCGTTTTGGATGGGCATACGTGCCGGGAGTGTAGCAACTTCATAAAGGGCAAGTATCACGATAAAGTGCTTTGCAAATGCAAAGTATACGGGATTACCCATAGTGAAGCGACGGACTGGGCGGGACGATGGATGGCTTGTGGGGCATTCAATCGGGCAATAAGCCGCAACCCCCTTGTGAGAGAAGTCGTCCCGGAACGGAAGCGGAAAGAGGCCGACAATACGCCCATTGATGGGCAGATTACTTTGGAGGAATTGAAATAAGTGATTACATCAGCCGGGAGACAATTAAAGATACCATGCTGCGATATGGTTTTAAGGCTCCGGATATGACCGTTACCGAGTTTGTAGAAGACGAGTTGCCCGCCGCCGATGTGGAGCCGGTGCGGCATGGGGAGTGGTTGCGAACCGACGATGATTGGAGCAGTCTTGTAACAATCCAATGCTCTGCCTGCGGCGGAGAATGGTGCTTTGAGATTGACGAGGATGTGCAGCTGCTGGGGTACAACTACTGCCCGGGGTGTGGGTGCAAAATGGATTTGGAGGAGAACGATGACAATTGACCGAGCAATTGAAATCCTGAACCCGGAACACCGGGAGCATTATGACGGAATGGACGAGGTAAACGAAGCCTGCCGGATGGGCATGGAGGCGTTGAAGCGGACAAGGTGGATTCCGGTCAGCGAGAGACTGCCGGAGGACAAAATTAGGAGTTATCTGTGCTGGTACGAATACTTCCGTTATGGCTCCTACAATGCGATGTACCAAACTTGCGGTATCGGCTATTACTGTAACGGTAGATGGGGCGGCGAGGTAGCGCAGGGACAGAAAGCGAAGGTTTTGGCTTGGATGCCGCTTCCTGAACCGCCGAAGGAGGAAAACGATGAAACGATTGACGGTTGAACACTGGCAAAATCTTGATCCGTGGGAATGCTGCGGGCAGGATAACTATTGCATACGCCCCAGCAATAAGCCGGGTGGGTGCCGAAATGGCTGCATCGTGCAGAAACTCTATACTCGCCTTGCACAATATGAGGATACGGGGCTTTCGCCGGAGGAAGTAAAAACGGAGCGATGGATTCCGCGCAGTGAGAAATTACCTGATGCCTTCGCATCCGTTCTGGTTGAAATGCCCGGTGAAGAGCCATTCCCGATAGTGCGAGAAGGCTACATATCCGATGATGGAACGTGGGTAGCAGGGAACTTTAAGCGAGAGCCGGGAGAAATTACGCGCTGGAGGCCAATGCCTGCGCCACCGAAGGGAGGCGATGGAGAGTGACAGACTGTTTCAACTCCAGTTGCCCTTTCCGGGATAATTGGAGCAGCAACCCCTACAAGTGCGAGTGCGTGGCTTGCCCCAACAGGGTTACAAAATCACATATTATCATGAGCAACCGAACGCTGGTGCAAGAAGAAATTAAATATCTTACGAAAAATGGAGGTATTGGAAATGAGTGAAAGGCAAGAACACCGCCAGCGCCTTAATGCTAGAATTGCTTACGCCGCCGCTATTGAGCGGTGGGCGAAGAATCAGCCGTCACGCATTCGGTTCTTTGCCGTCAGACGCTGGCTGAAAGAGATGCCGAGGAAGGAGAATTTTTATGAGGCTGATTGATGCTGATTTACTTACAACTGAGATTATAAAAATTTCTGGCGTTATACCTAATTTTAATGAGGATGTGGCGCTTTGCTCGGTCGATAGCATGCCCACCGTGCGAGCTGTATCACTCGCAGAGTTTACGTGTGTGCAGAAGCAGCTGATTTCGCGCAACGCCCAACTGCTGGACGCGAAAGAAAAAATGAAATCCATGGTGCCGGTTGTCAGGTGCCGGGACTGCATTACATTTGAGGAAATAGGCAAGCACCCCACCAACAATGGAGGAACACCATTTGGGTATTGCTATCATTGGCAATATGAGCAGGGCATGTCCCCAAATGAGGTAGACGGCAATGATTTTTGCAGTTATGGGGAGCGAAAGGTGGATGAAAATGGAAGAACTTAACGGCTACACCCCACCTGCCAGCTTGAATTTAAGCGACTTCCAGGATGCTATCGGAGATGCCGTAGTACAGGCGATTATAAAAATTGGTATCCGGGTGAATCGGGAAGAACTTCTGAAAGCTCTGAAATATGACAGAGACAGGAAAAATAAGGAATTGGAGGTACATGAATAATGGCAGAACAGAATTTCAAATTTGATGATGCGTTGCTCATGAAGACTGCACGCGAGATGCTTGCAAAAAAATTGACCGAAACAGTGAAAGAGGTCGCCAAGTCCGGGGAATGGGAGATAACCACCATCGAGCAGGAAGAATCTGACCCGGAAAAGATTCTCCGGAGGATGTTTGCAAAATACGCCTACGGCAACGTCCCGGAGTGGTTCGCCTCTGCGGTATCTGCGACGTCCTATGTGCTGTCTGTGGACAAGGGAAAGGGGATTGAGTGTATTTCCGTCTTGCACACGGCAGCGGAACGGGCACCGGCTGAAATTCGGATGACGGCGCAGACAAAACTGCTTATGATGTGCCAAGAAACCGGGATGCTCGGCGGGATTGGGAACCTGCCTGTTCTCTAGTGGCAATATGGAATACAAGGACGGCAGGAAGTACTGCGTCGGGTGCTGGTATTTCTTCGGGTACCACGACGGCGGAAAGTGCTGCAATTACATATTCGTCCGTGGGGAAAAGCGGCCTTGCCCGCCTGGGAAGGATTGTACAGAAAGGAGGGCGAAAACGAAAAACAGGAGACGGAATTTAATATTATAGCTTTATCCCTGTATAGTATATATTAAATATAATCTTATATCTTGTGCGTATTGTGTATATCTATACAGGGATTTAAAAAGATATGCAAGGAGGAACGGAATGAACTGGAAGTATGAGGCCATTGAAAAGCTAAAAGAGTACAGTGCAAAAAAGCAGTCCCTGAAAAGCATTCCCGAGGAAATGGCGCGGTTGGAATCCGCTATGCAGAGTATCCGAAGCGCCACGGCTGACGGTACGCCGGTAAGCGGCGGTGGATCTGGCCGGGAAGATATGATGCTATCGAATATCGTTCACCGTGAGGAACTGGCGCGTTCGCTGGAACAGGCGAGAAAATGGGTGTCGCTTGTGGATTCCGGGCTTGAAGTCCTCACAGACGATGAGCGGAAGGTGCTGGATAGATTCTACATAAAGCCCGCGAGGGGGAATGTGGACAGGTTGTGCGAAGAATTTGGGATTGAAAAATCTCAGGTTTATGCGCGAAAGGATTCGGCACTTCACCATTTTACAATTTGCCTGTACGGATGCGCAGAAATTTGAAAAACCGGAAAAAAACCGGAAGATTTTTCAGTTTGGATGTGCTATACTGGTAAAAAAGGAAAAGCGCAAGAGGCTTGGGATTGTTCCTGAGCCTCTTTTTGCATGGCGCGGCAGACAGCGAGTCGGGTACCCTCTCCCCAACAGAAGGCCGTTCAAATCGGCCTCGCGCCTTTATAAAATATCAAAATGAAGGGTGGCGTTGAGATATGAATATCGTTCAGAAAAAGCTTAGCGAAATTGTTCCGTATGCAAAGAACGCCAAGAAGCACGATAAAAAGCAGATTGCCAATGTGGCAGAGAGCATCAAGCAGTACGGGTTCGTGCAGCCGATTGTGATTGACCGTGACGGCGTGATCGTAATCGGCCACTGCCGCGCTATGGCGGCAAAGAAGCTGGGCATGGAAGAAGTGCCGTGTGTCTGCGTGGACGATCTGATACCGGAGCAGGTAAACGCCCTTCGTCTGGTGGATAACAAGAGCAACGAGAGCGACTGGGACTTTGACCTGCTGAAAGGTGAACTGCCGGAGTTGGATTTGTCGGCGTTTGATTTTGACTTTTCTTTCCCGGAGCTGGACGAATCCGAAATTGAAGAAATGACCAACGAGCAAAGAGAGCAGGAGTTCCGGGAAAGGATGGAGCGTGGAGAGCTTTCAGACGATGATGAGGACTACCAAGCTTTCCTTGAAAAGTTCGAGGCGAAGAAAACAACGGACGATTGCTACACGCCGGATAACATCTACGACGCAGTAAGAGATTGGGTGGCCGAGAAGTACGAAATTGGCAATGCCGCGATTGTGCGCCCGTTTTATCCGGGCGGAGATTATAAAAGCGAGAAATACCCTTCCGGGTGTGTTGTGATAGACAATCCGCCTTTTTCCATTATTTCAGAAATCTGCGAGTGGTACACAAGCAAGAGAATCAACTTCTTTCTTTTCGCTCCAACGCTTACACTCCTCGGAATTATGCGCGGTTCGGCAAACTATGTGGCGTGCGGGTGCGGAGTTGTGTATGAAAACGGCGCGTCTGTCAATACGTCGTTTGTTACCAACATGGGGGGCAATAAGATTGTCGCTGCCGCTGATTTAAGAGAAATACTGGATGACGAGAACAAACAGAATCTCAAAAAGTTGCACAGAGAACTGCCGAAATACTCATATCCAGATGAGGTTTTGACAGCAACGATGCTGTGTTATATGGCAGCTCACGGCGTAAGCCTTGAAATTAGAGAAAGAGATGCACATTTTATCCGCGCGCTTGACGCACAGAAAGCGTCGGGGAAAGGCTTGTTCGGCTCCGGCTTTTTGCTATCGGAAAAGGCTGCTGCGGAAAAGGCTGCTGCGGAAAAGGCTGCTGCGGAAAAGGCTGCCGCCGAGAAAGTAAGAGTATGTAATACAAACGTGTGGGAACTTTCCGACAGAGAAAAGAAAATCGTGGCAGGGCTTGGGAATGACGATTGAAGAAGCACAGGCAATTATTGCCAAAACAAATAGCCCATATCTAAAGCGGGACATGGAGAAGTTTATTAAACGCCAGCAGAGAAAGGAGGGCGCGTATGGCAAGGCCAAGAAAGGAAATAGATCAGAAGCAGTTCGAGAACCTCTGCGGCCTGCAATGCACGCTTGAGGAAATCTGCGGCTGGTTTGATGTATGCTCGGACACATTGGAAACATGGTGCAAACGAACCTATAAGAGAAGTTTTTCGGAAGTTTTTGCACAAAAGCGCGGAGCGGGGAAAATTTCACTGCGGCGGAGCCAATGGCGATTGGCTGAAAAGAACGCTACAATGGCGATTTTCCTCGGAAAACAGTTTTTGGGGCAGCGCGATAACATCGACGTGACCGTAGCCGATGCAAAGGGCATTGCTCTGGACGAGCTGGAAAAGATGGTGTTGGAGGATGACGAGAGCGGAAGCGGTTCATCTTTTGAGGGATGAGCCAATCAAGATTGGATGGGCGGTAGGCTTCAAAGACTTAAACGTAAAGCTGCACAATGCATGGATGCGGGAGATGATTCGCACAAAAAGTGACAAGACTTTGCAGGCGCATCGAGGCAGCTACAAAACGACTTGCGTATCCATTGCCCTTGCTTGCTTAATCGTACTTCTTCCGAATAAAAAGATCATGTTCATGCGCAAGACGGACAGCGACGTGAAGGAAGTCATCCGGCAGGTTCAGAACATTCTTATGTCCCCGTATATGCAGGCGGTATGCGAAGTAATTCACGGTAGGCCGCTTGCGCTGACAACCGCGTCCGCTGTAGAAATCAATACAAATCTAAGCAATGATGCAAAGGGAACGGTGCAGCTTTACGGCTGCGGTATTTCCGGGTCTCTGACTGGCAAGCACTTCGATATTATATTCACGGACGATATTGTAAATGTTCAGGATCGCATTTCTAAGGCCGAACGTGACCACACAAAAATCATCTACCAGGAATTGCAGAATATCAAAAATCGGGGTGGGCGCATTTTTAATACTGGCACACCATGGCACAAGGAAGACTGCTTCACGCTGATGCCGGAGGCGAAATGCTTCGATTGCTACCAGACAGGGCTTATATCCGCAGATACGCTTTCCAAGATTCGGGACAGCATGACGGCCTCTCTGTTTGCCGCGAACTATGAGCTGCGGCACATTGCGTCCGACGATATTATTTTCACAGATCCTGTTACCGGAGCTGACCCTGCCCTTGCGGAGCAGGGTATTTGCCACGTTGACGCGGCCTATGGTGGCGAGGATTACACAGCGCTCACGATTTGCCACAAAAAGGAAGGAAAATATTACGTATTTGGCAAGATGTGGAGAAAGCATGTAGATGATTGCAAAAATGATATTATCCGATACCGAAAGGATTTTAACGCTGGCGTGATCTACTGCGAAAATAACGGCGATAAAGGCTATTTGGCAAAGGGTTTGCGGCGGATGGGCGAGCGGTGCGTGGAATACCACGAAAACCAGAACAAATTCGAAAAAATTTCCAGCATTTTGAAGCCGGAGTGGAAAAACGTTGTATTTGTGAACGGCACAGACAAATCTTACATCAATCAGATTTGCGACTACAACGAGGAAGCGGAACACGATGATGCGCCGGATAGTCTGGCTTGCGTCGTTAGGCGGCTATGGGGCAAAAAGGAAGCGGAACTCTGCCCTGCGGCTGCTGCGTTCTTGTAAATAGCAAATTCACATATTGGAGAAAATGCATGAAAATTTATCAAGATTTGGAAGAAGCCATTGCAAAGGGAACTACCGGGAAATTCATACGTGATGCAGTGCGGGAGCACCAGAGCAGCAAGGCGTACAAAGACGCCGCTGACGGTATGGCGTACTATAATAAGCACAATATCACCATTGAGAAATTCCAGAAGTTCCTTTTTACCTTATCTGGGAACAAAACTCCTGATATTTGGAGCAGCGACTACCGGCTTAAAACGCTAACGTTTCGGCGGCTGGTGACTCAGGAAGTGGGCTATATTTGCGCTAATGGCGTAAGCATGGACGAAAAGGAAAAGCTGGGAGCGGACTTCGACAATAAACTGCAGACGGCGGCAAAATTGGCACTGGCGCAGGGCGTTTCCTACGGATATTGGAATCTCGATCATCTGGAAGTGTTTTCATTCGCCGATACTCCCGGAAATCCGGGATTTGTCCCACTGCTGGATGAAAAAACGTCGGAGCTGATGGCCGGTATTCGGTACTGGTTCCGTGAGACTGGCCGAAAAACTGTTTTCCGGGCTACGCTTTACGAACTCGATGGCGTGAGCGAATGGGGCGCGGAGGGAAGCGACGACGCGCAGCCCATGGCAGAGAAACGCGCATATATCCACAAGGAGCTGAGGAACGATCTGGGCGTTGTGGATGTGTGCGACGAGAACTACACCCGCCTGCCTATTGCGGTATTGTATGGAAACGATACCCACGAAAGCGAGCTCGTTGGGTTGCGTGGCTCCATCGACTGCTATGATTTTATCAAATCCGGGTTTGCCAACCAAATTGACGATACCAGCGGAATTTACTGGATTCTGCATAATACCGGCGCTATGGACGATAAGGATTTGGCGCAGTTCATTCAGAGAATGAAGAGCGTAAAGGCGAATGTGGTAGATAGTTCCGATGGAACGGCTGCAGAAGCCCACACCCTTGACGTTCCCGTAGAAGCCCGAAAAACCATGCTGGATATCTTGCGGCGCGACCTGTACGAAGACGCCCAGATGCTTGACGTGACGGCTCTGGCGGGCGCTGAGAAAACGGCTACAGAGATTTCGGCGGCGTATCAGCCGCAGGACAACAAATGCGCCGATTTCGAGTATTTCTTGATAGATTTCATTCGGCAGATTTGCGCTGTTGCTGGCATCGGCAATCCACAGCCGGAATTTACGTGGAACAAGGTAATAAATCGCACCGAGGAAACAAATATGGTGCTTTCGGCGGCTGCGTTCCTTGATGATGAAACGGTTCTGAAACACCTCCCGTGGATTTCGCCGGAGGAAGTGTTGGAAATCCTGAAAAGGAAAGCGGACGCTGACATAAATACGGTTTACGGCGGTGATGAGGATGGCCAGACCGAATGAAGCCGATAGAGGAACCGACAGGGCGCTTGCCGACTTGGAGCGCCGCATTAACTCCGTATATTCTAAAGCGGCTAAAGAGCTGCAAGAGGAAATAGATACTTTTTTCAAGCACTTTGCCGATCAGGACAAGAAGATGCAGGACTTGATAGGCCAGAAGCGCAACGGCAAGGAGTGGACTGAAAAGGACTACCAACAATGGCGGCTGAACCAGATGGGGCGCGGGGCACGGTTGGAAGCGCTCCGGGACAAGCTGGCCGAACGTGCGACGGAAGCAAAAGGGGCGGCGCTTGCCTATGTGAACGACGCTACGCCGGGAATTTACTCCCTGAATCGGAATTACACCGCCTATACCATTGAGAGCGTTCACCCAAGTGCAGATTTTACGCTTTTTGACGAGCAGACTGTAAAGCGCTTAATTGTGGAGCAGCCGGATGTGATGCCATACTACCCCGAAAGGCTGGCGCTAAAGCGGGGCATTGATTTGGCTTTTGGCAAGCAGCAGATTACAGCAAGCGTTACAGGCTCCATTTTGCAAGGCAAAAGCATCAAGCAGATATCCGATGATTTGCAGTCCAGAATCGTCACAATGAGCCGTGTAAGCGCCATTCGAGCGGCAAGAACGGCAGTTACCGCCGCACAGAATGCCGGTAGAATGGACAGCTACGCCGCCGCTGACGAAATGTGGGGCATTAAATCCAAGAAAAAGTGGGTAGCCACAAAGGATTTGCGCACCCGCCACGATCACGGTATGGCAGACAATCAGATTGTGGACTACGATCAGCCGTTTGATGTCGGCGGCTATAAGATGATGTTCCCCGGTGATGGCTCGTTGGGAGCGCCGGGGCATGAGCTGTATAATTGCCGCTGCACGGTGGTGAATGCCACGGATGATGACCTGGAAGCGGAACGCCACATGATGCGCGTGAAGAATCCCGAAACTGGGGAATATGAGCTTATCAAGAAAAAATCGTACAAAGAATGGTACGACGAGAAGAAAGCACAGTATCCTCCGGAAAAATGGGCGGGCATGGTGAAAGCTGGTAAAAACTATCAGGCAGACCAACGGGAATATGCAGAATACCGTGAAATTCTGGGTAAAAAAGCACCAAAAACATTTGCAAAGTTCCAGGATTTGAAGTATAATAACGCTGACGGGTGGGAGGCGCTCAAAACTGCAAGGCAAGTTGCAAGTGCGGCAAAATCTGATATAATTAAAGCAAAGCCCGAAATAAAGCCAGTAACTTTAAGCCTTTCCAACTTAGAGGAATTGGAGAAGTGGCAAAACGAGTATTATGCGACAAACTCGAGCGTCGAGTTTACGAAAAAAGCAAACCCGAATATATCCAAGTATTCCGGCGGTGCGTATAGCGCAATTAACGCCGTAGAGCGCGGCGGAGCGGCGTATGAAAAGGCGCTGCGCTGCTACGGGAACCTCGACGGGTACAAGGAGATAAGCGACGGCGTTTCTGCGGAAATATCAAAGTTCAAGCTTTCAACGGACTTGAACGTGAAGCGTGTTGTCGGTGATGTTGGGTATATTACAGGAGGCGGGTCATCTGTTGATGATATGGTCGCGAGTATCGGGAAGCTATATACAGAAAAAGGATTTACAAGTACGACAATAGCGCAAGACGCGCAACTCCCGTTTGGAGGGCATAAAGATACGCAGACGGTTCTTGATATTATCGTGCCAAAGTCAACACGCGGC